GGTAGTCTACGCAGGTGAACTAGATCAGGCAGGTCAGGGTGCAGCACAGAAACTGTACAGCATTATGCCTGAGAAGTTTTACTACGTACCTATGTCCAAACACAAGGATGCCAACGAGTTTCTTATGGAGGGTGATGAGTCAGACCTTAAGTGGGCAGCACTCAAGCCACAGAGATTTGCACCAGACAACTTCTTTGTTGGAGACTTAGAGGTAGAGAAAGCTATCACCACAGAGAACCCTTACGAGTACGTACCGACAGGACACACTGGTATTGATGATAAGATCAGGGGTCTGGTTAAGGGTGGACTTACATTCATCAAAGCAATGAGGGGTCAGGGTAAGACTGAGCTAGTCAGATACTTTGAGGTGGGGCTACTCAAGCAGAACACAAAGCTTGCCCTACTCCACATGGAGGAGATGAAGTCTACAACCTACAGGTCTATGGCAACCTACGAACTTGGGTGGAATGTCAGAACCAAAGAGGATGCAGTAGCAACTGGTTATTCTGAGGATGAAGTTATCAAAGCAGCACAGAAGATGGCAGGTGGAGAGAACACAGTTGTCTTTGAGATGCGTAGCCATGATGATCCTATGCAACTCCTAGACTACGTTAGGCTTGCAGCCACAGTCTATGGTGCAGAGTACATCTTCATAGATCACGTCCAACGTCTAGCCTATCTATCAAACTCTGGTGTAGATGCAGCTACCAGTACCCTGACTACTCTTGGGGCTAGGATGGCACAGCTTGCTAAAGAATTAAACATAGGTGTTGTATTTATATCACAGGTTAACGATGATGGACGCACCAAGTACGCAGCATCTCTTGAGGAAGAAGCTATCGTCTGTATAAAACTCAACAGAGATACTGAATCAGATGATGATGTAGAGAGAAATACGACACACTTTATTGTTGACAAGAACAGACCCTTTGCCAAGCTAGGTAAAGCAGGGTCAGTCTTCTACGATCCTGAAACAACTATCCTTGAAGAGGTGGTGTTCAACGTATGAAGATTGTCATCAGCGACATAGAAACAAACGGTCTTAACAACAGTGACAAACTCTGGATCTGTGGTGGTAAAGATATTACTACTGGTGAGACAGTAAGGTTTGATAACTGCCACGAGGATGAGGTTGCTAGGCGTGAAGCTATCAAGTGGTACGAGTCAGCAGATCTAATTATTGGTCACAACTTTGTACAGTTTGATGCACCCATGTTAAACAAACTACTTAAACCCAGACTGATAGACCCAAGAAAGATTGTAGATACTTTACTTATTAGTAGGTTAGTAAACTACGACATCGAAACACCCAAGGGTGCTAAGTTTCCTCACAGCCTACAGGCTTGGGGGATAAGGCTCAACAAACATAAAGGAGACTTTCATGAGTTCGAGAAGTTCAGTATCGAAATGGTTGACTACTGGTATCAAGACATCGAGGTTACAGAATCTTTGTATGATCACTTCAACGATATTATTTGGAGTCCTGATTGGCGTAAGTCTTTAAGGACTGAGCACGATGTACAGATAGAGTTAGTTCGTACACAACACTACGGTTTCTTCTTTGATAAAACAAAGGCAGAGTTTCTTCTTAACTCAGTCAAGACAAAGATGATTACCTTAGAGGAGCAGTTCCAAGTAGACTTCCCACCTAAACTTACTGAGGTCAATCGTATCAAGTATCGACTCAAGAAGGATGGCGGTGAGATGGCTACAGTTATCAGGGCTAAAGAGAAGTACGCTATTACAAACATAGAGGACGATGACCTAGTTTGTTTAGACTGGATAGAGTTTAATCCAGGATCTTCAAAGGACAGGATAGATGTTCTCTGGGGTGCAGGATGGAAGCCAGTAGATAAAACAAAGACTGCTATTAACTTCTCTCGAAAGAAGGTAGGTGATCCATACGGTAAGTCAGTAGCCTCTATGGACGAGGATTTCTACAATCAAAAGAAGAAAGACTTAGGTAGGTACGGTTTTACTGTATCAGAGGCAAATCTTGGTACACTCCCTGAGACAGCACCTACAGGAGCGAAAGCTCTAGCCCAGTGGCTGACACTAGAAGGACGCAGAAGCTCACTGGTTGAGTGGATAGGGCAGTGTGGTGACGATTTAAGGATTCATGGTAGGATAAATAACATTGGAGCATGGACAGGACGGTGTGCTCACAAAGATCCTAACACTGCTAACATATCTTCACCTTTTTATGGTGATGCAAAGACAGCAGTTGATGAAGTAAAGAAACAATTTGATGTGCATCTACGTTCTTGTTGGACAGTTCCTTCTGACTCTTGGTTAGTTGGTACAGACGCAGACGGTATCCAGTTACGTGTGTTAGCTGACTATCTCTGGAGACACTTTGATGCTGATCAGTACGCACAAGCCATCATGGAGGGAAAGAAAGAAGACGAGACAGACATACACAACTTAAACAAGAAAGCTTTGGCAGTCCCTAGTGGTACAAGAGATATGGCTAAGACTTTTATCTATGCTTGGTTACTAGGTGCAGGTGTAGCAAAGACTGGTCAGATACTAAAAGTAAACATGAAGGAAGCACAGGAGGCACGTACTCGTTTCGAGATGAGCATTGATGGTTTATATAGCTTAAAGAATAAACTCGTGCCTTACATAGCAGAGCAGGGATACTTCACTGGGTATGATGGGCGTAGAGTTCCAGTACCCAACGCTCACAAAACACTGGCAGGGATACTACAGAATGGTGAGTCTTGTCTGATGAAGCACAGTCTCCTCAAGTGGCACGACAGAGCTAGACAGGAAGGGATAAAGTTTAAGATGGTTGGGTTCATCCACGATGAATACCAAGTAGAGGTAACAGGAACAGAGGAGGAAGCTAGAGCACTAGGACAGATACAAGCAGACTGCATGTTAGAAACTGGTCAGGAGTTAGGATTTAAGATACCTACTCCAGGATCATACGACATAGGAAAAAACTGGGCTGAGACCCATTGACAACTACAATAAAAAATATTAGATGTAACAACAGTAAAAGAAAAGGAGGGCAATATGCCATCAACACAAATAGATATTAAAGGTACACTCGACTGGGCAAAAGTATTTGAGTCCAACAGAGATCACAACGAGTGGAACGAGGAAAAGGATGGTGAGTACAAGGTTACTGTAACCACCGACAAGAAGACAGCAGATGCTTTGAAGAAAGCAGGATGTCAAAAGAAAATAGAGGAAGTAGATGGCGGTCACAGAATAACCGTTGTACGTCCTCACGTTGGCTCACAAGACTGGATGGGTGGTGCTCCAGTAGTTGCTGACAAGTCAGGTAAAGAATGGAACTTCGATGAGAAGGGCTTTATCGGAAACGGAAGTAAAGGAATTGTTAAAGTTGAAGTATATCCTACAAAGGTTGGATCAGGAACACGCCTGGTAGGACTTCAAATTCTTGATCATGTGGTCTATGATAGTGAGGGTGGCTCCTCCCAGTCAGCCTCTGAAATGTTCTCAGATCACAGTAAGAGTTCTAGTGGTAAGTCTTCCTCTCAAAAAGAACCACAGGACTCAATACCCTTCTAGGTTTTAGTTCCTTTTTATCCTAGAAGACTAAGCCCCCATCTTTTTCGTTCATTTTTAGGTGGGGGCTATTTTATAATGAGAGAGAGACATGAGCTACACCTACATAAAAAACGTTATAACAGATATGACTAATGAAGAGTATCACTCAACCAGTGGTGTTTCTTCAAGTGCTGTAAAGGCTGTATATAAAAAGACACTGGCACACTGGAAGGGTGAGAAGCGTAACTCTAACAACGCAGCCTTTGCAATGGGAAGTGCAGTACACGCTAACCTACTAGAGAAAGAACGTAACCTAGTAGTCAAAGGACCAAAGACTAAATCCAGTACAGCATTTAAAGAGATGCAAGCCAACCTTGATGAAGATCAAATCTTACTTACTGAGGTAGAGTTTAACGTAGCCAACTGTATAACCAGGGGTGCTCTAAACAATCCTGTGTGTGCATCATACTTAAACCACCCTGATAGATTAAACGAGATCAGTATCTTTGTAGAAGATCCTATCTCAGGATTAACTTTGAAAACTCGTCCAGACTTACTGATAGAAAAAGAAGGTACAGTCTACGATGTAAAGACAACACAGGATGCTAGTCCAAGAGGTTTCTTAAAAGAGTGTCTGAAGTATGGCTACCTTTTACAGGGTGCTCACTACGTTTACACATGTAAGCTTGCAGGTTATGACGTAGATAATTTTTCTTTTATTGCCTGTGAAAAGACTGCACCATTTCTTTCACACGTACATGTGATGGGTCCAGAAGTTATGCACTGGGGTATGAAGCAACTGCATAAAACTTTAGCTGTTATAGCAAAAGCAGAAAAGGATTCTGATTACGGTACAGGTTGGGGTGACTACACTGTCATTCAAAAACCTGAGTGGTTATAATTAATTATGAGTGTTAGATCCAGAGCTATAAAGGCAGGGTATCGTTCTGGTTTTGAGGATGACACAGCTAAGTACTTAAAGAAAAAAGGTATCAAGTTTACCTACGAGAAAGAACGTATAACTTGGTTAGATGTTAAGACTCGTCATTACAAACCTGATTTTATTTTAGAGAATGGTATTGTAATAGAAACCAAAGGACGTTTCGTTTCTACAGACAGACGTAAACATGTAGAGATAAGGAAGCAGCATCCCGATTTAGACTTACGTTTTGTATTTCAGAATTGTAGAATCAAATTATACAAGGGTGCTAAGTCTTGCTACGGTGACTGGTGTGAACGTCATGGATTTAAGTACGCTGAAAAGGTAATACCTGATGAGTGGCTTGAAGAATAATCTTGACGTGTTTAATTTAATTCTTATAACTTGGAGGTTCCTGTGTTGTTTGAAATAACAATGCTACTTGACTTAGATTCTGACGCTAACTTTATAGCTGCAGATAAGGATGGTGCAAAGATAGGACTTGAACAAGCTATATCTTACGCAATGTACGATATTGATGATGTTGAAATAGTAGAGATAGATGTAAAGGAAAAATGATGATTACAGGTAAAGACTTAGAAGACATGGGATACTTTGACCAATTTGATTTAAATAAACCAGAAGACAACACAGTCCTTGCAGACTACTCAGACTGGGTTGAAAATAAAATTGTAACAATAGGTGATGAGAGACTTATAGAGAACACACTTGGTCTTGTGGGAGAGGCAGGAGAAGTAGCAGAGAAGGTAAAGAAAAAGATCAGAGATAGAAACAAAATTTCTGCTGAAGAAATAGTTAAAGAACTGGGTGATGTTTTATTTTACGTAACTGCACTAGCTAATTATTTTGGAGATAACTTAGCTATTGTAATGGAGAAAAACGTAGCTAAGTTAGATGACAGGGAAAAAAGAGGAACACTACAAGGATCGGGAGACAACAGATGAACAACTACTTACCAACAGATTATCAAGCATTTATTCACACATCAAGGTACGCTAAATACTTTGACGGTAAAGGCAG